GCCAAAGTGTTCGGGTAATACTGTATCCGAACACATTGAAGGTTGCGAGTTCAAGTCTCCATGGACCCCCTAAAGGGGACCCCCCCATTCCGACCGTCGTGGCAACAACAAAGCCCCAGCCACGTGTTTCGGCATTTACTTTGCACGTGCTGACCATTTTTAAGACAAATTTACTTTCACCCGTGAAACATGAGTAAATTCCAGTTGATGATGGCAAGGAAAACAGTACGAAGTTTACTTGTGGATTTACTTTCAGTAAGTGAATGGGATAGTTATCCTTGGGCAGGATGGGGCAATTATTTCCATTTGTGGAGAAACGTTGGAGATCATTATAAAGAGAGAATTGAAAGAGAAATTCGAGGAATTTTAATGGATTTAATTCAAGCAATGCAAATGATTGATCCAAAAGCAGTTGAGTATAATGAGGGTGAAAAAATTACGAATTTATTTCACGAATTAGAGGAATTTGATGATAAAATAGCAATGTGGATGTTATTTTATAAGATGGAATGTGTTGGGACTGAGAGTCCTCATGAAATAGTAAATTTAGGAATAATTTACTAAGCAATATTAGTAGTGACAGTAGCACCAATTTCAGGAACTTGTTGCTTCAAAGCAGCAGATGTATTATGTTTAGGCAAATAATTAATATTCTCGGTTTGATTACCTTCTGGAACTTGATAGTTAAGAGATTCTTGATAACAAACACCAATTTGGGATTGAGAATATGATGCAACTTTAGGTGTTACATCTGTTTTTACACCTACTACTCCTAAACCTTTAATCAATAAATTGTGGGTTAAACCCTTAAGACAATCAATTAGTGTAGTGGCAAATTGAGAATCAGCAGTAGAATAATGCCAATTTAACTTAATAAATAAATTAAATCTCATAGTTTCACCAGGGCCTAATAAATATTTTTTTCTGAATACATTCTTATGAAATCGTCTAAATAAAGGACATTTATCAGGTAATTCGAATGGCTTGTTAAATAAATCACCAGGGTTACTATTCCAATCAGAACTATAAATAACAGCATTTCTACCGACGCCAGGTTCACCATATTGTTGTCGTAAACCACCATACCATATATCAGCAAAATTTTGAGGAGAATCTTTTTTAGTTCTATAAAGCAATAAATCAATCCATACAGCAGTATTAGCAGAATTAGTGACATCCCAATGAGCAGTATAAGAATTGAAATATAAATGAAAGATTTTATATTCATTACGTACAATAATAGATTCTAAGGTTTGTAAGTTATCATTGACAGAATTAGTTAAACCATTGATGAAGTCCTTGTTCATACAAGCAAAAAAATAATGACATCCTGTTCCAGATCCAACAGATTGTACAATGGAGTTACCAGTTTGTGCATATGAATTATGTGAAGCAGCAGCTAATGCATTTCGATAATGAGGAGGGGCTCCTTTAAAATGGAATTTTTTCTTTACGATAAAACCAGTGTGTACAGCTACATTAACATTGTCTGCAGTATCATCTACCTTAATTCTTTTGTTTTTAGATTTATAATTATTATAAATGTTTTTTGCATGTGAAGCTAATTTAAAAGCGACATGAGTCTTTCCCCATGAACGTTTTCGGAGATTATATCCCATATTGTTTCAGGGAGAAAATATTATGAAACGTTATGTTAGAAAATACGCTAGAGCCAGAAGAACAAGTCGTTATAATTATCGTAAGTATAGTCGTGGGAGTAAGTATCGTCGTTATAAAGTGTGCAAGTAAATGGTTAATTTAATTTATTATATCTAGTAACTCTTCCTTCAAATCGTCTATCAAGTGATCTTCTAATTGACTCTGCAACACCTGCGTACCAATCGACGTATTCAACATTTGAGGTGAAATGTATTTCTTTAGACACAAATTCTTGTGTTCCTCCCTTGGTTTCCACGGACATAGGGAATTTGTCCAACAATCGCTGGAGCATGTTAAATGGCAACCACCCATAGAACTCATCGATAATAACAATTTCTTGCCCACAGTACCCATCCCACCATTTACCATATGGTTTCCAATAAGCGGATGGGAATTTTTCATGAAGGGTGGTCGATTTTCCGGTGCCTGTCTCCCCCCAATGTACGAATCCCAAAGTTTGAAAATTACGTTTTGGAGTTGTAAACGAAAGGTCCTTCGTGATAGACCTATGGGATCGAATATAACATGAATAATGCTCTTCTCTAAGTCTCTCCAATCTTTCTCCGAAGGATAAGTGTCGTGTTTCATCAATTAATTTTTTTACCGCAAGTAAATCACTACGTTTACCTTGACCACCAGTGGGTTTACCATGGTCATGAACCAAGCCATCTTTACTACAATATTCTATATTTTGTGCTTGGTTACCTTTTGCAATCTCGAGATGTGCTCCTACAAATAAATCCTTCATTTGTGATAATGTTTTTCGAGATTTCATTTGAACATAACCTTGAAGGTGTTTTGTTCCTTGTTCACCTACCTCTAATCCACAAATTAAATAATGCATTAATGAAGCATCATATTGTAAACAATCGTCGGTAGGGTTGTTGAGGGTGAGACACCAATTTTTAGCACCGTTTGGCATTTTACTTTAAGTAAAGGCCAAAGTCCAAAGGCCAAAGTGTTCGGGTAATACTGTATCCGAACACATTGAAGGTTGCGAGTTCAAGTCTCCATGGACCCCCTAAAGGGGACCCCCCCATTCCGACCGTCGTGGCAACAACAAAGCCCCAGCC